TACTTTTTTTAAATCTTCAACTCCGTTTTTATCTTTATAACGAACCACATACTTGATAACATTTCCCTGAAAAAAACTCAAGTCATTGGCAGTGATGAATGTATAGGGTTGAATTTTATGTTTAGAATAATGATTTCCACCTTCCTGCCTAGTTGTTGGAAATAATCTTTCCAAATCTTCTTTAGTTGTCATAATTGATACCCATTCCTTTCTATTTTTGCTCTATGTAAATAGAGTTTTTGTTTTGCTCGTGTAATAGCCACATACCACACACGATGTTCTTCATCTCTTTTACTGAGACTATCTTGTACCGCTCTTCTTATTTTTCTAGCATTATCCAAGATAAGAATAACATTGTCCTCCTCACCACCTTTTGCAGCATGAATAGTTGACAACCGTACCCTTGCATCCAGAGATAATTTTTCACGATTAGATAACATTAATCGTATGTATTGAATTTCATCTTGTGGAGCCTTCTCAAAAGCCTCAAACCAAGGTATTTCTGGATTAATTACATCCTTTCCTGTGTATTCTTTCACATCGGATAACTCTGATTCTGTTAAAGGAGTTGTCTTAGCTCTTTCGTAATTAAGAATACATTTATATAAACTAACCTTAAAACTTTTTCCTTTTTTAGTTTGGTAGTAAATTCCTTTTTCTTTTAATAAATCCATAATTTCCAAAAGCCTACTCCCTGTTCTAGCTAAAATTAACCAGTTACCCGTATGTAAATCTATTTGATCTAAATTAAATATTTTCTCTACCGACCCCTCCTCATCTCTGGGTAAATATTTTTTAGTCTTTCTCTTACCTTCTATTCTGTTTAAAACAATTTCGGATAGTTCCTGCACTGCTTTAGGGATCCTTCTAGACTGCTCTAGTACCTGTTCATCATCTGCTTTCTCATCTATAAACCTATCTACATCTGCTCCCGCCCAAGCATAAATAGCTTGATCGTCATCCCCCGCTAAATAAATATCATCTGATTTTTTTCGTAAAATATCAAACATCCTCCATTGGATAGGAGATAAATCCTGAGCTTCATCTATAAAGATAGCTTTGAACTTAGGACATTTTTCTTCTTCTTTAATAAACATATAAATCATGTCATTAAAATCTATTAAACTGTTCTTCTTTTTATATTGGTCTAAGTTAATGTTAATGTGATTTAACGTGTCCCAATCTATTTCTTCCCTTGGATACTCCCCCGTACAATACTCTGCTCTAACGGATATATCTTTATTCTTTGCTCTACCTATTAATTGATAATACAAATTATCACAGGTTAAATAAAAAGATTCTTGATCATTGCTTTCAAATTTTACTCTTATATTTAAAAGCTTACCTAAGTCCTCATAGTGATAAGGCTGCATAACGTTCTCTTCCTTAAGACCCAACGTATGAAAAGCTAATGAATGTAATGTTTGAAAATATTTAAGTTTCTTTTTTTCAAAGGGCATTCTATTTTTGGCTTCTGTTGCAGCTTTTTTAGTAAAAGCAAAATAACCTATTTCATCTAAAGAAGCTCCTTCCTTAATGTAACCATTTGCCTTCTCAATTAAATGAGTAGTTTTACCTGTACCTGGAGGACCAAACACTTTATAAATCATTATATAATGTCATCTTTGTTTAGCATTTCAATCAATTCATCGGGAGCATTTTCTTTTTTAAACAACTCCATAGGAACGCTCATACAATCTACCTGTGGATTAGAATGTTTTTGAGTTTCTGATTTTGGATATCTTGTTCTTTTACCAAACTCACCCTTAAACCATTTTTTAATCCACGATCCTGTCTTACCATCTTCTACTCTCCAATCTTTTCTTCTTAAAAAATCATAGAAACGTTCATATACAAAATAAGCTTTGTCTGCCCCCTTGTCTTCCTTAACCAAGGTAGCACCACTTGCAAAAGATGCGTGACTGGTTGCAGGTATTTGATGGATATATTCTCGAACATATCTAAATAATTTCTCCTTATTAGTAGTACCTGTGGGTGGTTTTTGACTTTCAATACCATCAAATAATACTTTCATAATTAAAGAATAATCCTTATCTTTAATTTTAGGTAAAAAAATACCCAACTGAGTCGCAACTTGTTTCCTAAAATCAACTTGTACTAAGAAAGCATCCCCCTTTTTGAAAGACATCTGTTCTGATTTTTCATCACCACTTTTATCTCTATGGAGAACTGTTAACTCAAACTCTGGTTCATCAAAATTAATTTTAGTTAAACTAGAAAGGGTAGGCCATTCCATTACATTATCAGTTGCCTTACCAAATTTTCTCTTATAACAAAGAGGTTCCATACAATGTCCAGTAATAACACCGTCTTCACATGTGTAACCGGATTCTGTTTGACCCCAACTCTTTATTTTCTGCTCTACTTTTTTATCATCCCATTTACCATCGTTTTTAAAATATTCTCTAGCAGCATACCTAACTTTATCTTCCCAACCATCGGGGTATTTCTTTTTAGCAAACACCATATAGTTATAAAGAAATCTATCTCTACCATCTTCTAGTTTTTCTTTTGCCAATTGTTGCAAACATGGAGGTCCATCTATAAATTCTTCTGGGCCACCTGTTAATTCAGAATTAGTTAACTTTAGTACAAAATCTTTTAGTTCTTTGTCTGTTTTTCTATTAGCTTCTACTACGGATATATATTGATCAAAGGTAAATTCGTCTCCTGTTTCTGGATTAATAGCTACTCTTTCCTTTTTTCCAAAATAAGGAATGTTGATAAAGTTACCTACTCTACCCTCTACTGTAGTTTGTTTTGGATAAATCTCTGTCTTAGGATCTAACTTAAGTGTGTATAATAAATTTTTTAAAAATTCTCTTGCAAAAGATGCATTCACATAGTTTACAAAATGTACGTATAGATGTATACCACCACTTTTAGATTTAACAGGTATAACAGGTATGTCTAAATCTTGAATGGTCTTTAGTAATTTTTTAATATCAAAATTTTTATAAACATCTACGTCTATTGCACCAAAAATGACTTCACCATCATCATTACAAGGTTGTATACCGATAGATACGGTTCCCTCTAAATGTTTTATATAATCAGCATCCTCAATAGGTCTGCCTTTCCAACCATAATCTTTATTGGGTATCTCTAATTTACCTGTCTCTGAATTAACTTTAGCATTACTTAAATCACAATAGCCAAAATTTCTATCCAACCCAGTAAAAAACTCTATAAACTTTCTTTCCATGTTTTCCTCACAATATAATTTATATGGGCGGTATACACCGCCCATAGTTACTTAAAAGACTTAGAAGTGTGCTTCTGAATCCTTACCATTTTTATTATTTGTGGGCTCACCATGTTTCGCTAGAACGTTTCCTTTAGAAACGCTCTCAGAAAAAGATTTAGATTGTTGATACAATGCTACATCTTGAACGGGGCCTACTAAATTAACTTCCCAACCAAACCATGTTCCTTTGTCATTGGATAGCTGAACTGTTTTTAATTTATACACATGGCTAAAAGAAGCCGGAGTATATAAACCATTAGTACCTTTTAATTTGATACTAGCCATCATACTATTCCATTTCCTACTAATTTTTAATTGAGTAGATTTCATAGTAAGTAGCGCCGAAGAAGGCGAGTTACCATTCACAATTAAAAAATGACTAGCTGTCTTTTCAATATAGTTACCATTAGGTAATCTATCTTTCCAAGATGCGTCTCTTTTTGTTTGTGATAGGATATCACTAGAGGATGGATGTATTGCTACTGGAGCACCTCCCCCTTCACCTCTTTCTTGCCATTCAACATATTCCAATTTGTAGTGACATGGGATTACATCAATTCCTTTTTCACCATCAAATAGTTCCTTGGTAACAGTATTGAAAATCATTCCAGGTTCTGCACCTTGAACATATTTTCCATCTCTTTTATTTATTTCCGGAGATAACTGTCCCAAAACTTTCAAGAAAGGTAATGCTAAGTCTTCATGACTTAGATTATTTAATCCTTGATTTGCATCATCTTCAAAAGATATTGTAGACAATGCACCTGCTGCAGCTTTAACAGCTACCTCAGTCTTCTTCTCTATCGTTCCTTGTTGCATGGTTCTTGTTTCCTTTTCCATTGTTATTGTTTCCTTGTTATTTTGGTTCGGTTTCCTGCGAACACATTAAATAGTTCCGTGGGCATCTCTTTACCAGATTCGAGACGCTCACGGACCAGTGCTTTAAGTGTCATGGGTTCAACCTTTAATTTCTGGGATGGTTGAAATCCTTGACCTTGTGCAAGGGTAGCATACGCTATTGCCTTGTTATCTTCGTTTCGGCCAAAAGAAACAATGATCTCATTTTTAATAAGATCACCCAAGCCGTTACTACGAAGCCATTCAAATGCTTCTTCTTTTTTCTCTGCTGAGATAGAAGCACCGTAGACGGGTTTGACTTCTACAGCCGAACCGTCTGCTAATTTTAATGTAGAGATATTTAATTCCAACATCATGGTAGGAATTACTTCACCAGAGACAACATCTGCTTGCTGCTTAAGAGTTTTTAATTCTTCTTCTTTAGCAAGAATATGGTCCTCCAAATTCTTTAACTTTTCTACTTGATCAGATAAAGATTTTTTATCGTTGTCCGTAGACATCTCTAAAACTTCTTTTTTATCTTCCTCAAAATTTATACTCATAACTTATTTCCTTTCTTTCTGGGTTAGTAATGTGTGTGTATATATAATTACATAAAAGCTGATGTCAAGCTTAATCTTCAATCTTTCCTTTTTCATATAAATTAATTTCTATAGGATAATATGTCTTTTCTTGTCTATCCCACTTTAATAAATTAAATCTACCACCAGTTACATCTGCGACAATTGCGCACGCCACCCCAATAATTGCTGGATCCCCTGTTAATAACAAATGATCTGTTTCTTTATAATCTCTTAATAATTTTCTTAATTTAAAAATAAGGGGTCCAGGGGATAAAATAATTTGAGAGAATTCTGGAAGAAGTGTGACAATTTTTCCATACTTCTGTGCACCCATAATATTAAATTTAGGAGCACCAGATTTAGTTCCTGGTAATTCTTGAATAACGTAAACTGTATTTTCCATACTTTCGCTTGACAACTAAATACGGTTTATTGTATAGATTGTCAATACAGAAAGAAAAATATTATTATGGATTATAAGTTTAAAACTAAGCCCTATGCACATCAAATTACTGCATTGGAAAAGTCGTGGAACAAAGAAGCATTTGCATATTTTTGTGAGATGGGAACGGGTAAATCTAAAATTCTTGTTGATAACATTTCTATGTTATATGATAAAGGTAAAATAAATGGGGCATTGATTATAGCACCAAAAGGAGTTTATCGAAACTGGTTTGATTTAGAAATACCAAATCATATGGCTACTCATGTAGAGAAAGATGTAGTATTATGGCGCGCCACAATTAATAAAAAACAACAAACAGAACTCAATAAATTATTTGAATCTACAGAAAAACTTCATATTCTTATTATGAACGTAGAATCTTTTTCTAGTGAAAAAGGTTTAAAGTTTGCAGCTAAATTTCTAAGTTGCCACAATACATTGATGGCTATAGATGAATCTACTACCATTAAAAATCCAGAAGCTAAAAGAACTAAAGCAATTGTTGGATTGGGTAAACATGCTAAGTACCGAAGAATATTAACAGGATCTCCTGTAACTAAATCACCTTTAGATTTATATAAACAATGTGAGTTTTTAGACGACGGTCTATTGGATTTCACTTCCTATTATGCCTTTAGAACTAGGTATGCAGTAATGAAATCTGCAAATTTTGGAGGTCGTTCTATTCAAATAGTAGTTGGTTATAAAAACTTGGCCGAACTATCGGAAAGAATAGAAAAATTTTCTTACCGGGTATTAAAAGAAGATTGTTTAGATTTACCGGATTATACTTTTATGAAAAGAATAATTCAGTTATCTCCTGAACAACAGAAAGTATATTATCAAATGAAACAAATTGCTTTAGCACAATTAGATGGAAAACTAATGACGACGGCTACCGCTCTAGTTCAATTAATGAGACTGCATCAAATTACCTGTGGTCATTTTACTGCTGATGATGGAACTATAAAAGATATTAAGAATGAACGGCTAACTACCCTAATGGATATTTTAAAAGAAGTAGAAAACAAAGCTGTGATATGGGCTCATTATAAACATGACATCAAAGCCATTGTGGCAGCCATAGAAAAAGAATATGGGAAAGATTCTTATGTTACTTACTACGGTGAAACCCCTTTTGAACTACGCCAAGGCAATATTAAAAAATTACAGGACCCCAATAGTCCGGTCCGGTTTTTAATTGGAACACCTCAAACAGGTGGCTATGGAATAACCTTAACAGAAGCTAATGTAATGATTTATTATTCTAATGGTTATGACTTAGAGAAAAGGACTCAATCAGAAGCTAGAATCAATAGAGCAGGACAATCAAGAAAAATGACTTATATTGATATTATCGCTGAAGATACAGTCGATGAAAAAATTGTACAAGCGTTAATAAAAAAAATGAATATTGCTAACGAAATTATGAATGAAGATATGAAAGATTGGCTATAGAGATAGTCAACCCTATTCATCTTGCGTGTCTACGTCGAGATATGAAAGACTTTTTAAAGATATTTAGTCGGAATGGGTATATGACCCAATGTTTTTCCTTTGTTGGATCCCTCTTTGATAGTGTATCCAGATCCATTGGTATTGATGTCTACTTCTTTTCTATTATTAAATAATATTTTTTCTGCCTGTTCTTTTATTTTTTCATTGTAATTTGACAATGGTTTAATGGTTCCACCACCAATATCTGTTAAGTTATTCTCTCTATCTAAAAATTTATAGTCTATTTTAATAACTTCAAAATCTTTTGTAATTTTTTTGCAAATAGTCTCGGGATCAAATGCCCCACAAGAATATACATCAAATTGCATTATTGCTGGAGAGGGTTCATCCCAAACATGCATAACAATATGAGATGTTTCAATAATGGCTGCTCCCGTAATCCCACGATTACCCGGCACGTCATGATAAACAACATAAGGACCCATTAAAACTTTCATGTTGATAGATTTAATAAAATCTCCCAACCAATTAGTTAGGAATGCAACATCCATTGGGGGACTTACTGCTTCAGCGCGAATGATTAAATGTTTATGAACCAATACTTCGCCAG